GTTTAACTTACTGGCGATCCCGCTATAACCAATCTCGCCCGAGGCATAATCATTGAATATCATTCGGACGATTTCGGAGGTTTCGGGGTCTGGCACAAGCGTTATGTGCTTTCCTGCCGTGACTTTGTTGTAGCCATATGGGGTGCGGGCCGCGATATAGTTCCCGGCCTGTACGGAGCGCGTTCTGCCTACGGACAGGCGCTGCGAAATCTTCCGGTACTCGAACCGGGCAAAGAACATGGAAAAGTCCAACATATCCTCGTCAGTGGGTTGGGCCGGGTCGATGTCCCGGGTGGGTGTGATGATGAGGCAATGCCCGGTCACAAATGTCAGCTTGATAATCTCCTGGTCGATGCTGTCGCCGCGCCCGAGGCGGTCCACGTCATTGACAATCACACCGGCATACATGCCGCGCCGCACGTCCTCCAGAAGGGCCTGCATCTGCGGCCTTGCGGCGATGCTGTCGCCGGTCACAATCTCGGCGTACTCTTTTATCACTGTGAACCCGCGCCGGGCTGCAAGGGCACGCAGGGCCGTCCTGTGACGCTCCAGTGTCTCACCCTCGCCTCTTGCCTCGGCTTCAAAGTCTGCGCGGGACTTGCGCAGATATATGGCATACAGGCTCATATTGTTCCTCCAAGGGTATAAAGATGGGCGCAGTGTGCGCCCTGAGTTGAATTATGCGTCCCAAGTATGCCCGCATTGTTGGCAGACGCATACTGCGCGATGTTTTTGCTTTAGTCTCTGCCGCTTATGAATAAAAATCTTAGCAAGCAGTGCTGGAATGGTTAGGCAAAACCACTTTATCGGCACCCACCACCAACCTATGAGCAGCCACCAGATAATACCGTGATGCTTGTCCTTCAATTGGGTGTCTGTCACCATCTGAACGTTAACGTTGTTGCTGCCACACTTCGGACACGTCATGTTCTTTCCTCCTTACCAATAATATGCATCGTCTATCTTCAAGCACAAATCGTGCTTCCAATCGTCCATTTGTTCCTGTTGTATTCGCAATTCTGCCTTGTCATGTCTGCGGCCCGGACGGGGCAAATCACGGGCTTTAAGCAGGGGTGGAGTATTTGCCCGCGTGAGGGAATGCGCCCCATCTGCGGCCCGTTCTGCGGCTTGTATGGTGGTGTCGGAATAGAAATCTTCGTTTTCAAGGTGTCGTAGCTCGTGCTGCAGACACCTTTTTCTTTTGTCCTCGGACAGCCGTGCGTTCAAATAGATGCTGGCATAGCCTTCCTCATCTACAGATACCACGGCCCCCACGCTGTGCGGCAAGTCAATGAGCCGGACAGAGCAGCCTTCGGGTGCTTGCGTTTCAATCCCTCCTCGTCTTTTTCAGCGCATCTATTATAGCGATAGCCTGTCGCACATCCTCAATGTCGGCACCCTTCGCCAATGAGAACAAATAGTTCCTGTCAGGATCACGGCGAACATGTTCCCGTAATTCCCATAGTTCACGGTCAACCTCAACACCGGTTGGTGTTTGCGTTTCTCCCGGAGTATAGTCCGTAATGTCATCAATTGAAACACCAAATATGTCAGCCATTCGCTTTAGCGTTTGTAAATCGGGTTCGTACCTGCCATTTTCATAACTTGAAATCGTGCCTTGTGTGGTATTGCAAAGTTGTGCCAACTCAATTTGTGTCAGCTTTTTTTGCAATCTGAGTTTTCTTATGTTATTCATGCCGCACGCCCCCTCCTTGATATAAGTATAGCAAATAATATTGGTAAATGCAATACTTTTGTAATAGAAATCCAAATAATGTCTATTTACATTTCAAATAATATTTGCTATAATACATTTGCAAACCAAATAAATCAACTTTGAAGGGAGGGCTAAACATTAACGGTTTTGAGAAGTGCCGTAAACGAGCAGGGTTAACGCAAACGGAAACTGCGGAAGCACTCGGCGTTGCACAGGGCAACATCAGTATGTGGGAAACCGGCAGGACGTATCCAAGTGCAGAAAAGCTGCCAGCTATTGCGAAGTTGTTTGGCTGCACTATTGACGAGCTCTTTGGGCAGACAAAGGAAGACTGAGCGGCGGGCAGGCCGCGTTACGAAAGAGGTTTGAAGTATGGGGATTTTGATTCTGTTTGGAATGCTCTTATGCGGCGTGTGCGGAATTGGCGTACTCATGCTGCTGCTGGATTTCAAGGAAACGACCGGCAAATTTCCGTGGGAATGAGGAGGTGAGAAGGTGACCAACGAGACCTACTGCGCGATGCAGCGCAGGGCGGAGGACAGGCGGCACATGCTGAACAAGCTGGAGCGCCTGGGGTACATCCCGGACGGCGACATGCAGGAGTTGGTGGAAAACCTGATGGCGGAACTGAAGCGCAGGATGGAGGCCGACAAGGCCGCGATGACTGCAGCGGAGACGGAGGGACTGGAAGATGATTATTAAGACCTACAAGCTGCCCAGCGGCGTCACGGTGAACATTCACGACGATTGCATGGCGGCGAGTGGGTCGGAGGAGGAAAAGCGCATCGTAGAGGAGCAGAACCGGGTGGCTCGGGAGATCCTTTACAGCGCGGCGCAAAGAAATGCCGCCCGGCGGGCAGGCCGGACGGCGGAGGCTTGAAGGGTTCAGGAAAACCTTCATGGACATTATAGCACAGAGCGGAGGCAAAAGTCAATGGCCAAACCCGAACAGGGCACGTTGTCCAGGGGCAACAGTGCGGCGGAGCGGCTGGATGCGGTGGAGAACGCCATGTGGCACATCGCCGAGGCCATGGAATACCTGAAAGGCTTCACGGAGCTTTCCGACGAGTTCGACGCCTGCGATGAGATGTATGACACGCTGATGAGCGACTACTCGGCGCTGGAGGTTGAATCGGCAGGCGAGTACACCGAGACGGTGGCGGAGCTGACCAGGGACTACTACAGGGACGTGATGTAAGGAGGATGGATCATGGATAACATGCGGTACTACGAGAAGGGGCGCAGCGTCCCGAAGGAGGCCCAGAAGCAGTTCAGCAACGGACGGTTCAGCGGCACGGACATCAACCCCATGTGGCGCATCAAGAAGCTGACGGAGATGTTCGGCCCTGTGGGCATCGGCTGGTACACGGAAGTCACCCGTCAGGAAGTGGTGGAGGCCGACGAGGGCAACATGATGGTGTTCGTGGATGTCAACCTGTACATCAAGGAAGGGGACACCTGGTCGAAGCCCATCTTCGGCACCGGCGGCAACACGCTGAAGACCAAGGGCCGGGGCGATGACGAGGGCTACAAGAAAGCATACACCGACGCGGTGAGCATCGCCTGCAAGGCGCTGGGCATCGGCGCGGACGTGTGGTTTGCCAACGACACCACCAGCAAGTATTCCGACAGGTACGTGGACAATGACGGCGTCGCGCCCGTAGGCAGCGTAGAAGCCGCCCAGGAGGCCGGGAAGAAGAAGCTGGAACAGTTGAACGCCAAAGCCGCAGAATCCGCCCAGGAGACCGCCAAGGCCGTAAAAGCGGCATTCCCGTGCGACAGGTGCGGCAATCAGATAAAGCCCATCAAGTTCAACGACGGGAACGTGCTGAAAGTATCTGAAATCATTGATACCTCCAAGCGGGACTTGAATGGAGTGTATTGCTATAAGTGCTACATGGCCTTGATGGAGGCAAAGAATGGCTGACATCATCGACAAGGTGCGCGGGAAGATCGTGGACTACGACGAGCGGCGCGGTGAAATTATCATCCGCGCCCCGTACACCGATTTCCCGGCCCTGTGCCGCAGGGAGTACAAAGAGGTGGATGTGGTGCTCATCGACTCACGGCCCCTCAGTGAGAAGCAGCGGCGCAACTGCTACGCCATGATCCGGGAGATTGCCACCTGGTGCGGCGATACCTCCGAGAGCGTCAAGGAGGCGCTGAAGCTAGACTTCTGGTGCGGAGAGCTGCTGCAGATGTCCGACAGGCTGTTCTCCCTCTCAGACGCGCCTATGAGCGTTGTGGCGGCGTTTCAGAGCTGGCTGGCAAGATTCATCGTCCGCAACGACGTGCCGACGAGAAGGCCCATGCTGGAGTATGTGGACGATATAGACGATTACGTCTACGCCTGCCTCATCAACAAGAAGTGCCCTATCTGCGGGAAGAAGGCCGACCTGCACCATTACGAAAGCATTGGAATGGGCAGGGACAGGGATGCGATCATCCACGAAGGCATGGAGGTGTTGCCGCTGTGCCGGGAACATCATACCGAGGTGCACACCACAGGCCGGGAAACCTTCATGGACAAGTACCACCTTGGCAGGCATGGGATCGTCGCCGACAAAACGGTATGCAGAATCTACAAGCTCAAAAGGGGAAAAGAAGCATGACAGAAATGCGAACGCCGCCGAGCACGCCTTTTCTGGGCGTAACGCCGGACGGTCGGGCAATGAACCTGATCACGGGCCAGTGGCTGTCCATCTGCGACAACGGGCACGGATACAAGCAGGTGTTCGTTTCCGTAAAGGGCATACGGTATGTCCGCTACATTCACCGCCTTGTCGCCGAATGCTTCATCCCCAACCCGGACGGACTGCCGGAGATCAACCACAAGGACGGGAACAAGGCAAACAACCATGCCGACAACCTCGAGTGGTGCACGAGTTCGTACAACAAATACCACGCCTTCCGAACGGGGCTTAAAAAGCCGTCGGAACGGCAACGGCAAGTCGCACGGGAGAACGGCAAAAAATGCATCCACTTCGCCCGCGAGGGCTGGAAGCGCTGGTCGCAGACAGAGGCCGCGCGGGAACAGTGGATGAAGAACCTTGAAAAAGCGGACAGATGGCACAAGAAAGGAGCACAGTTATGAAACAACTTATCAAGGCCGTTCTCCTGCTGGCGCTGCTGATTGCCCTGGGTGCCGTTGGCACGGTCCGGGCAGCGGAGCGGGCGGAGATGGAGGCATCGCTGCGGTGGAGGATCACCAACCCCTGCTTCGACAGCACCGGGAAGTGGTTCACCCGATGATGGAGGTCAACATGGCGGAGTACAAATGCGTGAGCACGGACATCCTGTGGGACCTGATGAACGCCAAGAGCAAGCTCACGGACGTGGAACTGTACGTGGATGCCCACCAGAACGAGCTGGCAAGCATCAACGCGCTGGGACCGCTGCGCAGGATTCTGGACAGTGTAAGGTATGGGGAGGGGGTGGAAACCTTTGGGACGCAAGCGTAAACATGTAGACTACCGCCAACTCTATAAAGACCACTACGGCATAGAGTTTGGAGATGATATGGTAGTTCATCACATTGACTTCGACAGGACGAATAACAACATTGACAACCTCCTGTTGATGCCGAAGGAACTACATGCAAAGTATCACTGGCACATTTCATCGCTCGGTGGAGCAGGCACAGGAAATATCGACAGCGACATGAGAATCTCCGGGAACACCTACAGAATCTCGTCTCTGCGTGGACTTGCGGATGCTCTGGAAGGAACGATGGAATGGCTCCGCGTGAAGCACAACATGGACATGATGAAGTACGCCAATGTGAGGTGGGATAACCGTGGCTGAGGTGAAGTGGATTAAGATCGTAACAGACATCTTCGACGATGACAAGATTTTGTTGATTGAGTCCATGCCCGAGGCTGACGCGATTATCGTCATCTGGTTCAAGATGCTGTGCCTGGCTGGCAAGCAGAACAACAGCGGGGTCTTCCTGCTGAACGGACGCATCGCCTACACGGACGAGATGCTGGCGACCATCTTCCGCAGGCCCTTGAACACCGTGAGGCTTGCGCTGAAAACCTTTGAGGAGTTCGGGATGATTGAGATCATCAACGACACCATCACGATTCCGAATTGGGAAAAGCACCAGAAACTCGATGCGCTGGAACTGTCCAGAGAAGCAACCAAGAAGCGTGTTGCACGTTACCGTGAGAAGCAAAAACTCCTCGTTGCGGATAGTAACGTTACAAGTAACGTTACAGACCGTTACGGTAACGCCGACAGAATAGATAAGAAAAGAATAGATAAGAATAATAATAGTACGCGCAAGCGCTTCACCCCGCCCACGCTTGAAGAGATTCAGGGGTACGCAAGCGAGAAGGGATACACCCACTTCAACGCCGAGGCGTTCGAAGCCTACTACGCATCCAAGGGCTGGGTGGTGGGGAAGTCTCCCATGAAGGACTGGAAAGCTGCCGTTCGCGGCTGGGTGTCCCGTGACAGACAGACACAGCCTGTAGAGGTAGCAGAGGAGCACGACCTTCCGCTGGAGGAAATCCTGCGGCGCGGGGATGACTGTTCCGTCCCGGAGGGGTTCACGCCGTGCGGGGGATGGTAACGAATGATAGCACACTACGAATCCGAGCAGAGCGTACTGGGTGCCATGCTTCGCTCGGGCAACGCGGTGACAGTAGCGGTGGAGCGTCTGAGACCAGATGACTTTGCAGACCAGGCGCACCGGGAAATCTTCTCCGCGATGCTCACCCTGGCGCTGGGCAACAAGCGGGTGGACTTCACCACCCTGGATGCAGAGCTGACGCGGGTCGGAAAGCTGGATGCTGTTGGCGGACCTGCCCGGTTGGTGGAGATTGCCAAGAGTGTGCCAACCGCGATGAATGTAGAGGACTACATTGCAACAGTGCTGGAAAAGGCTAACCTTCGCAGGCTGCAGGCCATCGCCGAGAGCATCAACCGCAAGGTGAACGCCCAGAACACCAGCGCGGACAAGATCATCGAGCTGATCGAGGGCGCATGCGGTGACATCACCAACCGCTCCCAGCAGAGGGACGCGGGATGGATCGACGGCGTGGAGGCCGCTATGCAGGCCTACGAGGCCGCAGAACGGGACGCGAAGGCCATCCCCACGGGATTCACCGAGCTGGACGAGGCGCTGTGTGGTGGGCTGGTAAAGCCCGAATTGACCATCGTGGGCGCGAGACCCGGCAAGGGCAAGAGCGCGTTCCTGCTGGCATCTTCCATGTCGGCGGTGCGGGCAGGGTTCCACGTGGGCTACTTCTCGTTGGAGATGAGCGCATTGCAGATAGGACAGCGCGAACTTTCCAGCGCGTCCATGGTGAGCATCTCCAAGCAGCGCAGGGGCAAGAAGTTCCTGCTGGACGAGGATTGGGCCGCGATGATGGCAGGGCTGGAGCGCCTGGAGGCGCAGGGCATGAAAGAGCGCCTGCACATCTACCAGAGCTACGGCCTGACGCTGGAACGGCTTTCCAACATCGCCAGGCACGCGGTGCAGCGCGGGGAGATGGACATGCTGGTGCTGGACTACATACAGCTTTTGAAGACGGCGGAGAAGGCCAACGCCGAGTATGAGCGGCTGGGCATCGTCTCCAAGGGCTTAAAGCAACTGGCGCTCAACTTGAACATCCCCATCCTCACGGCGGCGCAGGTGCGCAGGCAGAGCGCGGACGATACCAAGAAGGGCGGCAGAGCGCCCACCCTGGACGAACTGAGGGGCAGCGGGGACTTGGAACAGGACGCGGACAATGTGCTGCTGATCCACAGCCCAACGGAGCCGGACGATCCAACGCTGAAGCGCATCGACCCGAAGCACTACGGGATCTGGGACAGGTCGGTGAACGCGGCGGGCATGCCCTTCACCGTGGAGGTCGCCAAGCAGCGGCAGGGACAGACGGCGAGGACGTGGTGCCTGTTCAAGCCAATGAACATGCGGTTCTACGACGATAAGACATAGGAGGTATAGACAATGAGTTACTTTGTGCAGGGACTTCTCTACGGCGTTATGGCGCTGGGCTGGCTGATGAGCTTTGCCGGGGGCGTGATTGTGATTGTCAGCCTGTGCAGCTTCATGAGTTGGATAGGCGACAGGATCAACCCGGACGCGGATGAGATTTGCGAGGACGAGGATGACGGCGATGACATATAAAGACTTTCTGCAAACCAAGGCCGCGCGGGCGGAGGCGTGTGGGTTTGACATGGATCGGGAATCCATAACGCCGATGGCATTTGATTATCAGCGGGACATCATCGCATGGGCCTGCAAAAAGGGCAAGTGCGCCATCCTGACCGGCTGCGGCACGGGAAAGACGCTGATGCTACTGGAATGGAGTCGCGCGGTGCATGCTCATACAAAAAAGCCTGTATTGATCGTTTCCCCGCTCTCCGTTGTGGAACAGACCAGGCGGGAAGCGGCTAAGTTTGGAATCTGCGAGGTGACGGTGTGCCGCAGCGGCGCGGATGTCCAGGACGGTGTGAATATCACCAACTATGAGATGATGGAACACTTTGATGCGTCGGCATTTTCCGGGGTGGTGCTGGACGAATCCAGCATACTCAAGTCGTTCACGGGCAAGTATAAGACGCTGCTGACAGACATGTTCTGCATGACACCCTACCGGCTGCTGTGCACGGCGACCATAGCGCCCAATGATTATACGGAGATCGGGACGAGCTGCGAGTTTCTGGGCATCATGAGCCGGACGGAGATGTTGGCAACTTACTTCATTCACGACGGCGGCGACACGTCCAAATGGCGACTGAAAAAGGCAGGCGTAAACAAATTCTGGGAGTGGTTTGCCACCTGGGCCATCTACTTCAACAGCCCGAGGGATTTGGGATATCAGGGCGAAGGATACGACCTGCCGCCGCTGAACATCCACAGGATGGTGACGCGCAGCGAAGTGCGCGAAGGCGAACTGCTGGTGACGCTGGCAAGCACGCTGGAGGAGCGACGGATGGCCCGGAGAGACAGCATGGAGGAACGCACGGACAGGGCTGCGGCGCTGGCCAATGGCGAGGATGTTCCATGGCTGCTCTGGTGCGATTACAACGACGAGAGCGAACTGCTGCGCAGAAAGACCCTGCGGAGCGTAGAAGTAAAAGGATCGGACGCGCCCGAGGATAAAGCACAGGCCAGCCTGGACTTCGCGGACGGGAAAATTCACGCGCTGGTCAGCAAGCCCTCGATATTTGGCTTCGGTTCGAACTTCCAGCGATGCCACAACATGGTATTCTGCGGCCTGTCGGACAGCTACGAGCGGTTTTATCAGGCGGTGCGGCGCTGCTGGCGGTTTGGTCAGAAAGAACCTGTGGATGTATACATCATTCTCAGCGAGCGGGAAATGAACGTGCTGGACAACATCACACGCAAACAGGAGCAGATGGACGAAATGCAGCGGCAGATGACAGCGCTGATGCGGGAAGTGACGCTTGCAGAGATACGTCATACCACGAGAATCACCACGGACTACAAGCCGACAAAGAGGATGGAGGTGCCAGCATGGATCGCGTAAAGGTACTTGACAGCTATATCGACGAGCGCTGCGCCCTGTACAACGGCGACACTGCGGAAATCATCACCGGCATGGGGGATGACAGCGTGGACATGGAGATCTATTCACCGCCCTTTGCCAGCCTATACACCTACTCCAACAGTGACCGGGATCTGGGCAACTGCAAGAGCGATGATGAGTTTTTTCTCCACTTTTCCTTCATCACGAAGGAACTGTACAGGATACTGAAACCGGGACGGATCATGGCAGTGCACTGCATGAACCTGCCCACCAGCAAGGAAAAGGACGGCTACATCGGCATCCGGGATTTCAGGGGGGACTTAATCCGGGCATTTCAGGACGTTGGATTCATCTACCACGCTGAGGTGTGCATCTGGAAGAACCCCGTGACTGCCATGCAGCGTACAAAGGCGCTTGGGCTGCTTCATAAGCAACTGAAGAAGGACAGCTGCATGAGCCGCATGGGCATCCCGGATTATGTGGTGTTCATGCGCAAGCCCGGGGAGAACCCTTCGCGTGTGACCCACACCAACGAGAGCTTCCCCGTGTCTGAGTGGCAGGAATACGCCAGCCCTGTATACGACGAGCTGAACAGCCCCGTGTGGTGGGACATCAACCAGAGCGATACGCTGAACGCCAGAATGCCGAAGGATTACGAGAGCGAACGCCACATTTGCCCGCTGCAACTGCCGGTCATTGAGCGGTGCCTGCGTATGTACTCCAACGAGGGAGACGTGGTCTTCACGCCGTTCTTAGGCATTGGCAGCGAGGTCTATCAGGCCGTGAAGATGAAACGCCGTGGAATCGGCGTCGAGCTGAAGCCCGCCTATTTCGATGCGGCAGTGGAGAATGTGAAGCGGGCGGAGATGGAGTTGAATCAGGTGTCGCTGTTTGACTTTGTGGAGGATGCACAATGATTTGTTTCACCATGGACCTCCCCCCGAGGAGCAAGAAGAACAGCATGCAAATCCTCGTCAACCCCAGGACGAAGCGCCCGTTCATCAGCCCCAGCAGCGCGTACAAGGCGTATCGAAAGGCTGCGTTGATGCTTATTCCCCAGGATGCGCGGCAGGGCATCGACTACCCGGTGAACGTGCAGTGCGTGTACTACATGGAAACGCGCAGGCGGGTGGACATGTGCAACCTGATCGAGGCCACATTGGACGTGCTGGTGGATGCCGGTGTGCTGGCGGATGACAACAGCAACATCGTGGCGGGGCATGACGGGAGCCGAGTGCTCTATGACAAGGAACACCCAAGAACAGAGGTTACCATAACAAGGTTATAAGAGGAGGTTTAAGGGTTATGGAAATCAAGTACAACCAGGCATACAGGACGGACAATTACGCCAAGTTCAAGCGGCTGGGCGGCAACCGGGACGTGCAGTTGATGCGGGTAAAGAAGGTTATGGACAGCGTAAAGGCCAACGGCTACATCTACTCCCCGCTGATCGTGAACGAGCGCTACGAGGTCGTGGACGGGCAGGCCCGGCTTGAAGCGTTCAAGCAACTCGGCATCCCGGTGGATTACATCGTAGAGAAGGGTCTGACGGTGAAGGACTGCGTGGCGCTGAACCTGTACCAGACGAAGTGGAACCTGTACGACTTCATTAACAGCTTTGCGGAACTGGGCAATGTCAGCTACCAGTATTTGCAGAACCTTGTGAAGCGGTTCCCGATGTTCCCGGTGGACACCATCACCGCTGCCTGCGGTTATGCATCCCGGGCGGCGAACACCGTCAAGGCTGGGGACTTTGAATGCGGCCCCGGAACCTACAGCGTAGCCCAGCAGGTGCTTGACTGGCTGAAAGAACTACGCCCCTACATGGACAGGGCCAAGGGCAACACCGGGTATATCTCCTACGCACTGATCTTCGCGTGGAAGCAGCAGGACATAGACGCGCACCGCCTGCGGGACAAGTTCATCAAGTTCTACTCCACCAGCGTTGTGAAGCCATTTGTGGATGTGGGCGGCGCGGTTAAGGCCGTGGGGGACTTGTACAACTACAAGACTTCTGGTGAGCGCATCAACCTGGACTTGCGCTACGAAGAAGATCAGCGCAAGCGCCAGTCGATGTCTGGCAAGTTGAAGAAAAGGTATACCGATGGGACGAATTAGCCATTGTTACACCTGCCCGAAGCACACCGCCATCTGCCATGCCCGGTGCGAGGAGTACCACGCCTGGGTGGCAGAGCTGCGGGGGCTGCGAGAGGCCCACAAGGAAAAGTCGCAGGGCGGCAGGGAGGCGGACACGATGCTGATAGACAAGCGTATCAAGCTACGCAAGCGAAAGGAAAGGTAGGAGGGGCCAACATGAAAGCGTATAAGGGCTTTGATAAGAACATGCAATGCCGTGGCTTCCAGTATGAGGAAGGCAAGGAGTATACCACGGACAGGGCGGAATTGTGCCGCAGCGGATTTCACGCTTGCGAGAACCCATTGGATTGCTTCGGTTACTACAGTCCGGCTGAAAGCGTATTCCACGAGGTTGACCTTGACGCTACCGACGAGAAAGAATCCAGTGATTCAAAGCGGGTTGGCAATCGAATTAAGATCGGTGCGCGGCTGGATGTCGCCGGTATTTGCAAGGCACATTTTGAGTATGTGAAAGAGCATACCGTATGCGAGGAACGGAGGAAGGATGGCGCTAATTTGTCAGCGCAGGACTGGAGCAGCCTTGCAGCGCGGGACGGGAGCAGCCTTGCAGCGCGGAACAGTAGCAGCCTTGCAGCGCAGGACTGGAGCAGCCTTGCAGCGCAGGACTTGAGCAGCCTTGCAGCGCGGGACGGGAGCAGCCTTGCAGCGCGGGAC